GGCAGAGGCAATCAATAAGGCGGTTGGGTGATTAATCTAAAAGCTATCCGCGAGGCTGTAAAACTTGTGCCGCAGGTCGTCCCGTTCTTAACGGGAAAGGCGCGGGTATTTTACTTTGGGTCAATTGCCTTTGATGAATTTAAGTCTTATGAAGATATGCTGTCAAAGATTCAAACCCTAGTAAAGAACACCTATAATGGCAAAGTCGGAACAGTAGAATTTACCGACCGCATGACATCCATTATCGGCGGACAGTTGCGAAACGCCTACAATACAGCATGGATAAATGAGGGCATGGACGAAGATAATACCTCCGCCGCCCTGCCTGACTACCTCGAAGAATCTCTACTCGATATGATAGCCGAGCAGACCAATTCCAGCTTTTCATATCAGTACTATAACGACATCATAGACGCAAGGATTAGGGAAGCACCGATAGGCCCACTGTTATCTCGCGCTGAGTTATGGGCGAGCCAGTGGAATACAGCTTACGAGAACGCAACAAGCCTGATAACACTAAATAACGGAGGTCGTGAAGAATGGGTACTTGGGGCAACAGAGCAACACTGTCCCGAATGTGCCGCGCTAAATGGGATTGTCGCATTTGCAAGCGAGTGGGAAGAATTGGGGGTTAGACCAAAGAACCCACCGAATGATAATCTAACCTGCGGTGGCTGGCGTTGTGACTGCGAACGCAGAGCGACAGACAAGAAGCGAAGCCGAAACGCATACAACAGAATCAAGGCTATTGTAAAATGAACATATCATTCAAGATTCGCAATCTTGACAAGGTAAAGAAGTACTTAGCCTCCCTACCTCGCGGTGTTACATTTGTGGCGTTGAAGGCCATTAGTGAATGGCTGGTAGGTGACTCACAGAGCGGACTTAGACACCCAGAGCCGTATAAGTTTGTAACGCGTAAATCCGCTTATGGTTTCTCGTTCTTTACTGATAGACAAAGACGGTGGTTTTTTTGGGCTTTAGGTGCTGGTAAGATAAATCCTGGACAAAACAACAGGACGGGCAAGTCTACTGAGGCGTGGACTTATACACCACAAGAGAAAGGTAAGAACTATTCATTTCGTTTGGTAAATGATACCGCTGGCGGATATTGGACGCGCTCAGATAAGTATCAGGCGCGGCAACTTGGCAAGGTCGGATGGTGGAAAATCGCAAAAGTTGTAGCAAAGAACCTCCCATCTGCTATCAAGGCGGCGCAGGCGGCGGTGAAAGGTTATTTGCAAAAGAATAAATAATGTGGTAATATCCCGCTAACGAACGGGCACGTTAGTTAACAAGGCAGTCGCCCTATATAGACCAGCCCAACCCTAATATGTGACGAGAGACCCTCACAGGTTTACAAGCTAGTAAACAAAGAGGCGCGGCGTTGAATGAGTACTTTTGTACTTGTTTGACGCCGCGTTTTTTGTATTGGAGATATATGGCGATAACAGACGCACCGAATTTACGCAAGGCAGACATGCAGAACTGTATAAGCTGTCAGTTCTTCAAATGGTTGAACGAAAGCGACGGAGTTTGCGAAAAGCACGAATTCCCCACAGAGGCAGAATATGTCTGTGATGATTTTACGGTTATCCCGCCCGTTGAGATTATGCCAGACATGGAAAGTAAATCAGGTATGGTCTCATTCGGAGATACCGTAAAGGCCGTGAAGATGGATGATGGAAATATCAAGTTAGCGGGGTATCTTGTCCGCTTCGGTGATTCCACTAAAACAGACTTGACGGGCGACTTTTTCACCCCGCACACCGATTACGGCGAGATTGATAAGTCCGATGGATATTTCAATCACCGAATGCCCGTCCGCTTTGGTGGGAAGCAAATCGTTTATGGTGAACAATTACCCGATGTGAAGCTGTCCAAAGATGACGTTGGTATCTTTGCCGAGATTATCTTGGGGGCGCGGAACGAATACGAAAAGATGATTGCCGAGATGGGATTCGCAGGCAAGCTAGGATGGTCAAGCGGAACAGCCCCCCACCTTGTAGATCGTAAGCAGGTAGGGAATGCGTGGGAAATCACCCGCTGGCCGCTTGGACTTGATGCCTCGTTGACACCCACCCCCGCCGAACCTCGCAACATGGTAATACCGCTCAAATCTCTGAGCGTTACACAGGTAACAGAAGCGCAAGCCGAGCAGGATAAGCCCGAACGCGTTGTAGTGCCTGAAATCGAAACAAAATCAACAGGAGTAAATAAAATGGAAATCGAAGAAACCAAACTCCAAGAGTTGTTAGCACAGGCCGCCGAAGCAGGCGCAACAAAAGCGATTGCCGCGACTGAACCTGTGAAGACCTCTGGAAACGTGCAAGTAGTGACCGATGAAGGCGACCGTAAGTTTGAAAACATCGCCGAACAGGTCAAGGCTGTTATTTACTTTACCAAGTCTTACGGTCGCAAGGTTGACCCCCGCCTCGCCCGCTTGATTGATGCGACCAAAGCGGTACAGGGCGCAAGCGAAGGAATCCCCGCCGATGGTGGAATTCTTTTAGAGCCGACTCTCACCCCTGAGATTATCGCCCCCATTCACGAAGCTGGCCCATTCTCTGCTGATGCCCGCAAGTTGCCTGTTAGCAATAACAGTAATAGCGGCTGGATTAACGGCATTGATGAAACGTCACGCGCCACTGGCTCACGTTGGGGTGGTATTCGCGGCTATCGCCTTGCTGAAGGTGATACTGTCACCAAGAGCAAGCCGAAATTCCGCCGCATTCAGTGGGAGCTTAAGAAATTTGGTGCGCTGGTTTATGATACCAACGAGCTCTTGAAAGACGCCGCGCAATTCTCGTCCATTGTTGAGCAGGGTTGCCGTGAGGAAATCGGCTTCATGTTGAACGATGACATTATGAATGGCCTCGGCGTATCAGGCCCGCAGGGCTTCATGCAGTCAGGTGCTTTGGTTACTGTCACTCGTGACACTGGCTCAAAGGTTTTGGGAACTGACATCTCAGCAATGTGGGCGCGTATGCTCCCCCGCTCAAAGGCTAACGCTAAGTGGTATGTAAACCCCGAAGTCGGCCCGCAGCTTGACGCCTTGTTTGCCGTAGGCTCTACTGCTGTTTTGTTCCCCTACGCTGGCTATACCGCTGATGGTGTCCGCACTCTCTACGGTAAGCCTGTTGTAGAGACCGAATTCAACGCAGCCTTGAACACTACGGGCGATATTGTTCTTGCTGATATGAGCCAGTATCTTTTGTGGGAAAAGGGTAATCTTGAAATGGCTTCGTCTATGCACGTGGAATTCCTGACCGACCAAGAAGTTGTGCGATTTATATATCGTGCTGACGGTCAGTCCGCTCTTGCATCAGCCTTGACCCCGTACAAGGGTTCTGCCACTCAGTCACCCTTTGTCGTGCTTACCTCCGCTACTTAATAGGAGATTATAAAAAATGAAAGACACTCGCTTTGCATTCGGGGAGAATATCGTCCCCTTGAAAGCCCCTGTTGATAGCGCGGGTACTGCCTACGCTACCCCCTGGGTTGACCTCAAAAACGCATTACACGCCACATTCTTTTATTATGCTGGCGTCGTGACTGCCGCCTCTGCAGATCAAGCAGTGGTTATTACGATGGAAGCCGCAACCGCCGCCGCCTCTGGTAGTGAAGTTGCAATCGCTTTCAAATATCGCTTGTCTGGTGCTACTGGCGCGAATACCTGGGGCGACATTACCTCCGCAACCTCAACGGGTTATTCCTTCGCCACTGACGCCGATGGCAAGATGTTGTTGATTGACGTTGACCCCGCTGCGCTTGACTCTGCACTTGCTGACGCTCGTTTTGTCCGCATGGTAGTCGGCATTGACGCGGGTGGTACTGTGACCCTCAACTCCGCTTGGGCAGTGCTTGACCCACGTTATCCGCAAACGACTCATCTGTCTGCTACTTAGTTTTATAGTGGGGAGGGTATAAAAGCCCTCCCCCTAGAAAGTGTATGAATTGAAAAAACTTGCCATTGTCGGAAGTGGAAAGAACACAAGAGACCTAGCCCCATTCGATGACCAATCGTTTGATATTTGGGTGTTCAACGAAGCGGCAAATAGTGAATGGTGCAAACGTTGGACAGCCTGTTTTCAGATGCACGAGCCAGAAATATACAAGGGTCACAACACCAAAGACCCGAATCACTGGCTATGGTTGCAACGGGAACACGGCAAACCGATTTACATGCAGGACGTTGACCCAGCCGTACCGAATTCAGTACGCTTTCCACTAGAGGAAGCGCAAGCACTGGCAGGGGTTC